GCTGCTGTTAATACTGCTGTAGTTGCTATAACTGCTGCGTCTGCTGCTAATGCTCCACCAGCAATAGCGGCTGCGTATGCTGTATCATAGGCAGCAGTGAGATAGTATTGAAATGAAATTACAGATATAACAATAATGATAACTAAAACTATAAATTGAAACCATGATTCCTCATACCATTTAAGCTTACGTCTTTCAACTGCGTTGACAACAAGCAATAAACAATCTGCGTATAAAGCAGTTCTTTGTGCGTTAGGTAATATAAGTGTCATGTTGTATTCAAGCGGTATGATTAAGTTATCGTTACCGGAATCATTCTGTATTAAGTCAAGTGTAGTAACTACTGAGTAGCTACCATACACGTAATTAGTCGCTGTTAAATTCTTGATAACAACCTGACGTATTGTAGTTTTGGTAATTTGTAAATCCAAAGTTAAATAATGATCGTAACCTTCTGGACCGTAATCTGTACCACCTTCGGTATTAGTACTAATTATCACAGGCGGTATGTACACTGATGTAATAGTTTTACGAGCATTGCCCACTTTACCATCATCAATTTTTCCCGGTATAGTTCTAGTAGTAATAGAATCAAAGGCAAGTGTTAATGATAAGCCATGCTCTGTAAATGTGCTATTAGGAGTGGGTAAGTCATCCCAATAATAATAAGGGTCACTTGACTCATAAACAGTTGTATTGAGTGTACCTATGTAATCGAAATAATAGTTGAGATACGCAAGAGTAGCTGGTTTATTACTTTGTAAATCTGCACCAAATATAACATAGGCATGGTCTATACTAGCTATATCAGGACTCTCATTAATTTTAGCGCCAAGGTCTGTAAAAGATATATCTAGAATCTTAAGCAATCTTTTACTGGTTTTGTAAAGATCAGTATCACTTTTATCATCAGCAGTTAGATCAACATTGTTATATCTTAAAGGTACAACTGGAAAGTATTTATCAGAGGTTATAGTCTTAATCGTATTATCCAAGTCAGGGTAAACTTTAGTAGAAATGTGGTAGACCCAAAAACACATTTCTGGTAATGGGTCACCAAGAGCATCAAGTTTTACATAACGAGCAAACAGACAATTATCGTCAAAAACTGTATTAGTGGTATTGGGTCTAGGTACAGTTTCAGTATGGTTACTGATATTAGTCCAAGCTACTTCTCTGTATCTATTTCCCTCACTATCAGTATATTCAACTTCAGTGTATCCATAATAAGCGTAAGACATATTAACACTTAATGCATCTGTACTAAGCGACCAATCTGTTATGTTAATCTGCTGACCATTACTAAAGCTTAAACCAGGATACGCATGAATAGCATTGCTAACAGTATCTAAACCTCTTTCTGTTATCAAGAATTCCATGATCTCATAATAAGGTTCGTAGGTTACATATTTATACTCAGCAACAACTATATCAAATGGGTATGACGTTTCATCAAGAATAGCAGCTTTAACTTCTGCATTTGAAGCAGAGTTTAATTGTGAAGTTTTACCAGTTGGCAAAGCCAATGTGTAAAAGTCTTCAGCATAATTAAAAGCTGAACCCATCCTGCCATTAAGCGTACCCATAGAATATTTAAAAACAGAAGAAACCAGATCATCTTTACCTAAGATAGCAGCCATAGCTACTGTTTTAAGAGGATGATCTGGCACTTCAATTAAATGCAGTGCAGAACTGCTTACACTAGTTTTGGTTGACATGCTTCTCCTTAACTAGCTGCTAATCCAATACCTGCTCTTGCTTTATCAACAACTGCTTTAATCTGACTTTCCCCTAATCCAGCATCAGATGGGGTAGGAGTGAATGTGCCTGCTGACACCTGTATGGACCAAGTATCAGTCAAAGCCTTCAACAGCTTCTGTTCAGCGTCCCGTTTGAATCCATCAGATTGGGCGGTGTACAGTGATTTTTGTGTACCTACGACACCGGCAACCGCACCGGGAGATAGACCTACACCAACAGGAACTGTATCTGCTGTATTAGCTACTTCAGTTGCGGTCTTCTGATTTAACAGTTTAACTTCAGCAGTTGTACGAGTAGCCAATGCGTCTAATTCAGCAGTGGTCTTGGTAGTTTCATTTGTCGTTCTTGTACTATCATTAACAGTTCTGGTTGTATCGTTATTACGTTGTGTAGTCATCAAGGTTATTTCAGCATTAACCTTATTGGTTGTGTTGACAGTACCCTGTCGGGAAGCATCAATATCCTCAGATGTTTTCAGAGTCTCATTACCAGTTCGTGCATCAATGGCTTCAATCTCAGCAGATGTCTTAGCTGTGTCATTTGATGTACGGGTTGTATCATTAGCTAGCTGACCTGCCATAAGATCAATTTCAGAAGTAGTCTTACGAGTACTGTTATCTGTACTAGCTTCAAGAGCTATAATCTCTGCGGCAGTCTTAGCTATCTCATTTGCTGTACGGCTATTATCATTTGCAGTCTGAGCCTGCATAGCAACAATCTGAGCGTCCACATGAGCCGCCTGGGTGACATTAACTAAAAACTGTGCTGATGTCTGCAGTACAGCATTTAAAGCGCCTAGGTAGACTGTAGCGTACTCATGGCCTGTAATTCGTTGAGCATCATATTCATCTTGTAGGTGAATCTTGACTGTACGCATAAGTGTATCAAATACACCTACACCAGATAAGGATTCTCTGGTTAGATTGGCTAATTCTGTAGCTATGGTTTGAGCCGTCTGCATAGAGTATCCCCTTATTTATTTGACATCAACTGACGGTTAGCCAAGTCTTTCAACTCTTCAGGTGTCAGTGGATCGAGTATTTCAATTGAATATTCAGGAACAAGCTTATTCTTATTAACAGTTTTGTTACCCACTTTAACTGTGTAGTGAGAAACAAACTTTTTATCTTTCAGTTCCTGCAGGATAAGATTTGGTACATGCCATCCCTGTTCAGCATTGAATGGTACGAACTTTTTAAGCATACCAAGTTCAGCATTACCTACAGAAAAAATATCACCTTTCATGTTTGCTTTAACTGGGTTCATACAGGCTACACGAATACGAACCAGTTTAAGTGCTTCATGTTTTCTATTTATACGAGCCTGATCAGCAGATTCTTTTGCTGTAGGCGTAGCACCATTTGCTGCTATAATAGTCTCTACTTCTTCATCAGCCTGATCTTCTGTGATACCTTCTAGTTTATCATTTATTTTAGCTTTAAGACTTTCCAGCTTAATGTTTGGGTGATACTTGATGCCCATGATATCGGCTCTCTGCTTCAGCATTGCAAGTTCATCCACTTCTACTTCAGTTGTTTCAAAATCTTCTTGCTCACTCATTGTGTTCTCCTTGTCCGTATTTGTGTCGGACGACTGTTAAGGTAGAGGGTAGCCTCAATTAAGAGGCTACCCCATGAAAACCTACTGACTAGTAACGAGCTACAGTTTTGAGAACTGCAATACGCTCAGGACGCAGAACCATGAAACCATAGTACCACTTGATCGACATGAAACCAGTCTCGCCATAAGGATCGTTAGCGAAAGACTCAGGAGAACCTGGCTTGGCATGCTTAATGGTAAACTTGGAATTTGTACCACTGGTTTGGAAACCAATAGTAGTAAAGGAACCATCACCAACGACCAGCATTGGGTATATGTCATACTTGCCATTGGTTGCGCGGAAGCCTGGGTTGACGCCCTCAACTGCACCAGCACCGGCCCAGTGCATCATCTCAGGAACAACAACAATACGGAATTGACCAACAGTACCAATCTCGCCATTGAGGATTGTACCTGCATCTGCGTAATGAGCTACGCTGATGAATGCCTGGTTGTTGAAGTGATCCGCCATTTTCTCAAGGGTCAGAGTCAATTCAGAACCAACATACATTACACGCCCACCACGAATGACGCGAGTATCGACCATACGAGAACCAGAGATAACTTTAGTTGTCTTAGGGCAACGGTTGTTATCAAGCTCAACTGACAGACGAGCGAGGTCAGCATAGCTAACTTCACTAGAAGTACCAATTGCACCAATACCAGTCATAGTTGCTACAGTCGTTGCGACCCCAGGGTAATACACAACACCCGCAGAGGTAAGCAGGTCAAGCTGAAGCATATCCTCAACAAGCTCATTAGCACCAAAAACCATCTCACGATTGATGTGCATTTCAAGCTCTGCGTCAGAGTCAAAATCAAGAGACTCTTGAGTGTACTCATCAAAGAAACCATACTTAGCAAATGTACCTTCAAGCTCTACACGAGTAAAGCCAACACGGTTTACACGCCCACCTGTCTCAGAGAGGGTAGGGAATTTACCAGTGATAGTACCAACATCTTTACTAGAACCATAGAAGTTACCAGTAGGATTAATCATGCTTGTGTCAAGCTGAGTAACACTAGCTACTGTTACACCGGTTACAGTAGTAAAACGAAAACCAAGATCAAACGCACCTGTTGCACCAGTAGTTACAAGAGCTGCAAATCCAACATCAGTAACACCGGGGGAAAGCCCAAGACCGCCAGCTACTTTAGCCGATACGGCCCAAGCAAGCATTTTATCACGAACTACATCTGAAGCTAAAGCTGCAGTAGTAGACACACCAGAAATATAAATGGCTTTATTTACAATCGAAACGCCATCGGTAAAAGGAATACGTGGTATTGTACCATCAAGTTTTTTGACAACCAATACGCACTCAAACAGAGGAGTACCTACACCAGTTAGGAAACCATTAGCATCAATACCTTGATCATTAATGTTGGCATCATCAAGCAGAGGAACATAGTGGTAACGCTTGATCTTCTTACCCATGTTTTTAGGCATTGCAGTTACGTCAGCAAGAGGACCAAAATACTGATCTTTCTTTACTTCAATAAGTGCTTGTTTAACAAAGTTGTCAGTACGAATCTGACTACCAACAGTAGATGCTGATCCACCAGCAGGGTTATTATACGTTTGTCCTGTAAAGGCCATGATTATTTTCCTTCCGCATTATATGCGTAGTTTATTTAATTTAACAAAATCTTCATCAGACATTTCCAGAGGATTGTAGTTAGTGTTATCTTTAACTACAGCCTTCTGTTGTCTGGACGGACTAGCTGCCTGTTTACGATTCAGTCGTTCTTGAATCTGTGCATCGCTCTCTGTTTTGTGTTGGGGTGTTAGTTTAGTATTAGTCTGATTAGCAGTAGTCTGCTTTACATTGGCACTATCAACAAATAAATTGTTCTCGTGCATATAAGACCCAACTCTCTGGTAAGCATCATAATCGTTCAAACCAACTAGTTTACCCAAGCTTCTTTCATAAGCGACTGTCTCTGCTACTTGATCGTAGATACCATTTTCCATATGTGCATTGATTGCCCTAATTACTTCTGGGTTCTTCACTATGGCGGCTCTACTATTTGCATCCCACTCTTCACCTAGGACAGTGAGAGTTTTACTGTAGGTTGGGCTATCACTGATAGAATCCAATACCTCATCCAGTAAAATATCTGTGTCACTAACGGTGCGCTGATCTGGTACATATGTTTCTTCAGTTTGTAAGTCAATTGTCATAGGGTCAATTTTGCTATCTTTCAATAGCTGAGTAATTGCCTCTGGCTTCTTTTGACTTAGATCAATTAGGTAGTTAAGTTTAGCTTCATCTAGTAAACCATTATTCTCAAGCAACTTCAAGGTTTTAAGTGACGGCTTTAATCCTGCCATCTTTTTATGATAATTGGCTCCCATCTGCATCAGTTGAATTGCATCCTCAACTGTCTTAATTTTCATGGTTGTGCCATTAGCTTTGAACTCTGCCATAAGCTGTTTGCCTATGGCTGTATAATCAGGCTCCGTAGAAGCCTCTGTAGGCTTCTCATCAGTCTTGTCTATAGTAGCGTCTGTCTTTTTATCGGTTACCTCGTCAGCAGCCTGTGTCTGCGTAGAATCAGTATCCTTATCATCTGCGTCTACATCATCGCCATCTTCATCAATATTTTGATCAGATTCATCAGTGTCTGTAGTATTGTCATCATCTGCAGAATCAGTTTTAGTTTCAACAACCTCATCTTTAGTTTCTGTAGCAGGCTCTGCTTTAAATGCATCGGCGCCTAGCTTTATAAAGTCCTCATCGGACATCTCAAGTGCTTCATCAATATTAGCCATTGGTCAAGTCCTCCCGAAGAAGTTCTTCTCTTGTAGCTTCATCTTCGTGTAGAGCTTGAGTGGCTTGCATACCTTCAGTATAAACTGCAATCAGAAATTGCTTAAACTGACCAATAGCATTAATCTGTTGATCAAGCATCTTCTGGTTCTTCTCTTCCTGTAGACCAGGATGTGCTTTAAGCATTACCTGTCTAATAGCATGTTGCTCCAAGAAACCTTTCTCAATCAGTTCTTTAAAATCTGGATTGTTCTGAAGTCTAACCAAGCAATCTTTACGTGCGATAGATTTCTTAGCCTGCTCAATTGTAATCTCCAAACTTTCCAGCTCTTCTGTATTCGTACTCATGGTGTTCTCCTTGTGTCCTCACTATCCATTGTCGATGTGAGATGCTTGGTTTGGTGCTACTTATCTTTAGCCGGCTTTGCTTCTAATTTAGCAAACTCTTTAACCAGCGCATTGTTATCCTTGGTTGACTGCATCTCTAAAGCTTGCTGATGCTTAGTACCATTGGCTTCTTGCAGATAACTCAAATCTTTGTTATCTGCTTCAGAAGAGTGAAGCTTGGCTTTCGCTCCAGCCTCTCCTGCCTTAGCCATATTCAGATCAGCCTGACTTGCATCTCTCATTCCTCTACCACCAGCAGCTTCTGCTTCAGCTATATGTTTCTGAGCCAACGCATTCTCTTTAGCTATCTGTGCTCTCAGCAATTCAACCTTCATCTCAGCTTCTGCCTGAGCTAATGGATTAGGCTGTGGTGCATACCGTTCAATCTGTTGAGCTAGATCAGGCATCTTACGTAGCCTAGCTATCTTAGCAAGGATCATCTTCATAAACTCTATGTCCATGCTAGGGCCAGCAGTTTGAAGCATATAGGCTAGCTCCTGAGCCTGTGAAGCGTCTTCCTCTGCTGTACTAATACTAAGCCTTAGATCGAACTTACCAGCTAGATCATCACGTCTTACCTGAATGAATTTATCATCAGTGATCCTGACAATTTCTGACTCAGATAGAAACTCTGCATTCATTGCTATAATCTTACGACCTATATCAATGATACCTTGAGCTAATCTTCTTAATATCCCAAGCTCTCGTTTCGCTGCCGCATCCAATGCGCTACGCGCATTTGACGCTACGCTCCCGAGAGCTTGTGAGTTTATCCCTGAATTATACGCTTTAACCCCCGTAAGGCTTTCAGCTTCTGTATTTTGTACATTGAGCATATCGAACACAGAGCGCGGAATTTCTGGGAACTTGTGCTGGTAGACTCCCTGCGACGGGTCAACGTTAGCATTAAATTCATAGTCTTGCCCCTTCTTAAACTTTCTAAGATTGGTAACATCAAGCATGTCTTTACGCATACCGGTTTGACTATTAGCTGACTTAGCCAATAGATCAATAGCACCTCTGGTTACGGCGCCAATGATATCCTGGTTATCTTTTAGTAATTCACCATCCGGCTCACCAAATACAGAGTCTCTCACTGGCATATACACTGCCATAACAAATGGAGGTCTGCGATCAGGAAATGGGTTAAGCTCTAAACGAATGATAGTTGTACCAACCCATGAACAAACAATCTGCTCTGTAGTACCATCACCTTTAGTATCCCACTCACCCCAGTACGTATAAACAATAAATTGCTTACGAGCTTTGTCTTTAAATCCAAATGTATTAGTGTCAGCCGAGTTAGTAAAATCTGTAGCAGTAGCCGGCTCTTCAACTGTATCAATATTTATGTCATCTAGGTTTTTATACTTACCGTCTTTTTTAAGAGCTGATAGAGAAGTCTTAAACTTCTCTCCAACAAAGATAGCTTTAGATAAGTCACCACCGCAAGACGGATCAATGATTATATTCTCACTAGGAACTATATCAACTGTTGGATGATTCTGAGTCTCAACATCTTTGGTTACTTCTATCTCGCCAATCTCTTTCGCGAATACCGCTTCACCTGATTGCTGAAACATATTCAGTGCATGTTCAATTCCTGGTGTTGCTACATCAGCATACTCATCTGGCTCTGCTACTCTAAGCTTTAGTAACTCTTCGTACTGAGCTGCAAGTTGTCCAGACATATCTGGCATGTACTCATAGTTAGGAATAGTAGTAGTTATTTCTTCTGTCTCAGAAACCCAACCAAGCTTAACTATAACTGTACCTATATCAACAGCATCTCTTACGTAGTCATCAATAAACTTTACTTTGTTTAACTGAGTATTGAACTGTTGGTTTAATACTAGTTCATTCTGCGTTGCTCTCTTAACATCACCAGCAGTAACAGGATAGACATTATATAGATCAGGGGTACTAAGAAATGGATCAGCCAATGAAGAGTATCGCCATTCAGCCTGCTTACGAATAAGCTTAGGAGCAACGTTAGATTTACCTTCAATCTTTGTTCTTACGTTTGCTCTATTAGAAAGCCAAGCCAACACATTAGTTTTATGTGTAGCTTGGTCTATCTCAGCATCATCAATGTTCTCTTTTAGATCAGCTATTGTTGGTTCATTTTTCCAATCAGTAAGTTTCTTAGATGACAACTCACTATCTATATCTTGGTCAAACTCTTCAACAAAATTACTAGAATCATCCATGATAGTTTCCTATATAAAATATATGATTTGTTTTGCTATAACCCTATTAATTAACATTGTCAACTAATGAGAGTGTTATTCTTTACCAGCTACATTAGGAGTTTGCTTCTTATCAAATGACCTATAGGCGCCAAGACCTAGCATTCCTATCAGTACTTGCATCGTAAGCATAGTATCAATAACTGGGAATTCACCTTTATAATCAAAACCAACCTTAGCAATGAATCGTGCCAGAGGCTCTAGAATTGCAGCATAAATAAAAGCAAGACCGCAAGACCATCCTATAAACGGTCGCCATGCAGCAACAAACCAATGCTCGCTACCTGCTTCTGCTATGTTAATTTGAGCTTGAGCATTCATTGCCTGAGCTTCCATCTCAGTCAACTTCAATTCTATCTCAGCAGCCTTCTGTGGGTCTACACCAGTAATGGCTACACGAATATCTTTAGCAAGTGTTCCTATACCACCAAGTAAACCACCAACAGCACCACTAGATAAATCAGATAACACGCTCATAGTGACCCTCCGACATTGTATGTATGCAGCCTTTACATATTTTACATTCATCCCAATTGACGTTAACCCAACCGTGTTTTGGACACTTTTTCATATTGACTGCCCAGTATAATAGATTTTCAAACGACACTGAACACATTACAGTACTTCCGCCGGTAACTGGATGTGTGGAAAGTCAGGCTTAGTCCACAACCCACCAGCTTCAAGTCCGCACTCCTCGGCAATACGAGCACACTCAAGATATTCAGGAACCCCATCGTGGTCCATATCCCACTTAGTATCCCACGTAATAACCTTCTTACCAGGCACAAGCAAAGCATAGTCAAATGCCCTTACATTTTTATCAGTAGCGTCTGGAAAGTGTTTGCTATTCAAAGTCCATGTAACCTTGTAACTGTTTTCTTTATTACCGATCAGATACA